TTCACATTAGCAAGGGATCTGATAGGAACTTGTATAGAAACTCCGAATTCTGAAGTAATGTACATTGCAATAACAGCAGCGGCAGCAAGAAGTATTATGTGGTCTGCTTCAGAAGATGGAATTCAATCAATTCTTCCAAGAATAGGACTCGTAGAAGGAAAAGACTACGAATTGCATGATTCTAGAATGGAAGTAAGGTTTTCTAATGGTTCTTTGTTAACTCTCGTGGGTGTGGATCGTGCCGACTTCAATAAACTCCGCGGGCAGAAAAAGGATCTAATTATAGTCGACGAAGCACAATTACAAATTCTATTAGGGACAGCTGTAAGAAGTGTTCTTAACTATATGTTATTGGCTCGTAAGGGTAGATTAAGATTGGCAGGAACACCAAACTGGAGCTGTACAGGCTACATGCATAGTGCAGTTCATGGATTACAAGAAGCCAAAGGGTGGGCAGTACACTCATGGACTACGAAGAATATTACAAGTCAACCGCATCTATGGAAAGGTGCTTTAGAACGAAAACAACAACTTGGATTAGCAGATGATGATCCAGAATGGCTTCGTGAAGGCTTGGGGATATGGGCAAAAGATACAACTAGAACAGTGCTTCCAGTTGATTTGTGGAAAGCAACATGGGATGGAAAGCTTCCAGAACTGATTCCATCTATCGATAAATCAATAATGGTCAGAAGACGCCAGCAGATGATAAGACAGATAGGATTAGACTTAGGATCAACAGGTGTAACAGCTGCTGTATGTATTGAATATTCTTTGGAAGAAGGAATAGTACGAGAACTTCAAACAAAAACATTGTATGATTCAGAAATTGATCAGATGGCAAGCGTTCTAAAAGAAATGCGAGCAAATCTGAATGTTACATTGCCAGTTGTTGTAGACCAGGGTGGTCTAGGAGAACTCGTGAGCAGACAATTGATTCAAAGACATGGAATCCCATGTATCGCTGCAATGAAGTATGATCGTGATATGCAGATAAAAGAATTAAGATCTGCATGTAGAACAGGTAAACTATTCGTTATTCACGGCGGAGAACTTCATAAGGAATTATCACTACTTGTATATGATATAAAAGCATGGGAACGTGGCATACGTGAAATAGATCCTCGAGTAGAAGATCACAGATTTGATGCACTAAGATACGTTTGGTGGATGGCAAAAGCACACCTTGCTCAGATGCCAGATGTTCCCGAGTCTTACGAGCAGAAACGTGAACGTGAAGTTCGTGAAGAACAAGAAAAAAGACTAAAGCCGCGCAAATCAATTGGATCAAGATCGTTGCATCGATGAATATAACGAAACAAATACATAGATACGGGAGGCGGAGCAAACGCAATGAAAGCAACAGAATCTAAATCAAAGGTAAATGTAAGCGAAGAAGTTGATGGAATTTTGCGTTTAGTTCGTGATCTGTCAGACATGGGAATCGATGTAAGAACCGTAACTGTTGGTAGTTGTTCTGCAACTTTGACGAAGCAAATTCAAGAAGATGAAAAAGAAGATGCAAATCAGACACACCACAGACCAAAGACTTATTTTGAACGTGCTGCAATAATCGATAGTGCATCTAATAGGAGCAAATTATAATGAATATGACTTCAAGATCTGAAGGTAATATTGACAGCATGAGATGGTGGGATGAAAAAGATTATGAAGCTGGTGAAATGCTCGTCAATCTTATAACAGAACTTCGCTCTGATGATGAAGATCGTATATGGCGTCATTCAGTATTAGACAGAATATATGATGGTTCACTGCTGACTCCAGTCGGTGACCTTATTGATATACAAGATGGGCTTGCGGATGGTGTGAACTTTACAGCTCCTGCAATTGATTCTGTTCGTGCAAAGGTATCTACAAGCGTTCCTAGCATCAAGATATCTGGACAGGGTGCTGATCATTCTGCAAGAATGAAGGCAATAAACCTCACAAGATATATTGAAGCACAAGCAGATGCGTTAGATATTGAAAGCTTCTTATCAAGGGCGCTCCTTCAAGCAATGCGATTGGGTACAGGAATCATTGGAACATCTGTAGAAAACGGTCGTGTTGAAGTAGAAGTTGTACCACTTTCAGAAATATTCGTCAATACAGCAGATGCATTGCGTGGCAGACCAAGAAATATGTATCGTATCAAGCCCATAGGCCGTGATACACTTATTGATTCATATCCAGACATGAAGGATGAAATAGAATCAGCACCAGGTCGTGGATATGATCCATATGACAGCATGACAGATGTTGGAAGCTCATTAGAACAGAATTCAATAATCGAAGTATTTGAAGGCTGGCACTTGCCAAATGTTCTTGGTGAAGAAGGAAGACATGTTATTTCATTACGTGATGGAACAGTTCTGAAAGATGAAGAATGGCGCCATCAAAGGTTTCCATTTGCCATCATATATGATCATGCTCCAGAAACAGGATTCTGGGGAACTGGAACTGTAGAACGAGTTGCCGATGTGCAGCATCAAATTGATGAAATGTTGACACAAATCAATGAACAGCTCAGAATCGGTTCTAGACTTAAGATATTCGTTCCTCGAGGCGGAAGAATTGATATTGATCAGCTTGTCAGCTCACGCATAGGAGCAATAGTAGAATATGATGAAGTTTTAGGATCTGCTCCTATACGCTTTCAATCTCCAGATCCTGTAAGCGGAGAACTTATACAACATCTTCAATGGCTTATACAACAACTGTATATGCTTGTTGGAACAACACAAGAACAAGCAAGTTCACAGCGTCCAGCAGGTATAACAAGCGGTCGTGCAATGATGTATCATTCAGATCTTCAAACACAAAGACATGTTGTCCTTGCTTCTTCATACAGAAGGCTTGCAAGGGATTCATATGAATTGCTTATTGATCGTGCAATAGACCTTTCAGATGAAGGAATCGATTGGCCAGCACAATATACAAAGAATTCTGTTGTAAAACAGATCAATTGGAATGATGTCAATATGGATCGTGATCAGTTCATTCTTCAGTTTGAAGCTGTATCACCGATACCAAACACTTTTGCTGGACATCTAGAACTTGTAGAATCAATGGCAGCACAAGGAACATTGCCACCAGGCTTCGTTGCATCACTTATCCAAGACCCAGATATCGTTAGAATGTATGCACAGCTTACAGCAGATACAGAACTAGCAAACCGTATCATTGAAGATCTGATGGATATTGATTCTGAAATGCCAACAGTACGAGATGAAATGAATCTTGAATTGACAGCAGATCTTGTCCGCACAGCAATGATAAATGTTCTAGCTCAGGCAGATGTAGAAGATCCAGACTTCGAAGAAGTTATTTCAAGGTTTGAATCGTATCTTCATGATATTGCAGATAGGATTGAAAGCAATCAGCAAGCACCAAGCCAGCAAGTGCCAGATGCATCTACAGCGCTCGCCACGGGCTTGCCGCCTACAGGTGGTGGTGATATAGGGGCATTACAACAGGCCCTCCTAGCACAGTCTGGTGCTCCTGGCATGCAATGATAAACAGATTATTGATAAAGAAGTGCTACTTTTCTGTAGCATCTAATAAGTAGAAAAAGCAGACAACTTAAACCATAGAAGCAAATTGATACAAAAGAAGGATACAATGGCAAAAGAAGTAGAAATATCAGATACAGATTATGTGAACGACCCAACAGGTGAACTTCAAGATGCAACTTCAGCAGCAGAAGAATATTTTGCAAGTGAAGATTATGAAGATGATGAATCTGAATCCGGCGAATCTGAAAGCAGCGAAGATAATGACGAAGATCTAGATGATGAAAGATCAGCTCATGATGAACTCGTTGAAAAGAATCGTGATGATGATGACGAAGATGACGAGCCTGAAGAAGAAGTTCAAAAAGAAAATGCTTTAAACTCGGGCAGAAAAGAAAGACTCGTAGCAAAAGCAATAAAGCTTGATCGTGAAAATGCAAGAATGTCACGTGAACTTGTAGCATTAAAAACAAGAATACAGGAACTAGAATCAAATAAGCATCCTGAAACAGAAAATTATCCAGATGAAATTGAAGCTGTAAGACATCGTATAGCAAAAAGGCTTAAAGTTCAGCCAGATGATAAGAAAGTAGAAGCTGAACTATCAGAAATGGCTACGATGCTTCTGTATATGACGGCAGGTGAAGAACTTCCGCAAGAATATCGTGGCCGTGTAGAATCTAGAAAAGCAAAACTTGAAGCAGCTGCTCGTGATAAGCAAGTACAAGACAAGCTTGATATGCTTGAAAGACGCGAACGTGAAGCTGCAGAAGCAAATGAATTGAACAAAATTCACAATGGTATATCAGGCATATTGAATTCATTTGATCCATCTGATGCTACATTCTTAAGAACTGGTGCTGTTGGCAATCCTGCTGAACTTATAGCAAAGATCATCAAAGAAGAAACAGATAATGGATTATATCAAGTTACGCAAAAAAATGTGCATTCTGTAGTAAAAGATGTTGCGTATAGACTAGATAAATACTATAGAAACCAAGCAAGTCGCTATGCGGAGGCACTCCAGAAAGCTGGAAACTCCGGAAGTCCAATGAAGCAGCAAAAAGCATCTGAAAAGCAAGTCGTGAAGCAGGGACATGTAAAGCAAGATGCGAAGGATAAAAGCGGAAAATTACAAAATAGTAAGCAATCCAAAGTGCAAGATGAAGACGAATCATTCATAGACTTTATCGAACGTGAGGAACGCGAAGAAAAAGTAAGATTACGCAGACGCTGACTTCATAACAACAAACAATTTGGACAAGGAGAACGAACATGGCGGGTACAGCAACTAGCATTACTACATTCGATGCAAAACTTAAGGTCTACTACGTAGACAAGAAAAATCTTTTCAAGATGGATAAGCAGCATAATAAGCTGCTTCAACTGGTTCCAAAAGACCCAACGGCGATTGGTAAGTCATGGGTACAACCAATTGAATCAACAGGTATCGTTGGTGATTCAGCAAACTATAACTCAGGATCGGCAAATTATACTGCAGGTGTTGATGATGCGTTTGAAGGATCATGGAAAAATCGCTATGCACTTGGTGCACTCGAAGATTCTGTAATTAGACTTTCAAAAACAGATCGTGGTGCATTCCAATCTGCAGTTGTAAATAAACTTGAGTCTGTACGTTTGCAGATGCAAGAATCAACAAACGTTCAGCTTTTCAGAAATGAAGGCGGATATCTTAGCAAGCTTTCAGCACTTTCGACAAATACTGGTTCACTTGCATCTGGTTTCGAGTCTGATGCACAGTTCATTAAGCCAGGCATGCGCCTCGTAAAAGGTGCATCAATTGATGGTACGAATGCAAACCCAGCTACGGTGTTTACAGTAGCTGTTGTTGATCAGGATTCTGGTACAATCGGTGCAACGTCTGCAACTCGTGGTAACTTCGAAGCAGGAAATGCTACAGACTATCTGTTCAAAGATGGTGACCCAGGCATTTCGCTTGCTGGTCTCGAGTCATGGATTCCACGTACAGCTGCTTCAGCTGCTTCTACATTCAAAGGTGTAGACAGAACACAAGATGTTACAAGATTCGCTGGTTCAAGAATCAACGGAACAGGTATGTCTGTAAGGGAAGCTCTGATCAAGGGAATTGGAACTGTCCGTGCACGTGGTGGTACTCCAAGTGTTGTATTCTTGAACCCATCGAAGTTCCAAGATCTTGTAAATGAGCTCGGAAGCAACATTCGCTACAATTCTGTAGATGCAATGTCATTCTTCCAAAAGGGACGCAAAGCTGGATACGGAATTGCATCTGTCAGTCTCGCTTGTGGTGGTGAACCTGTAGAAGTTGTTGAAGAAACAGCTTGCCAAGGTAACCTTGCATGGATTCTTGATTGGGGTTCAATGTCTGGTACTGGTGGACGTAAGTGGCGCTTCTCATATACATCAGATGGTTGGCCATATAATCGTGGTAATGGTACAGATAATGCTACGATGCTTCGTCAGTCAGGAACGAGCTACGTATTTGAGCTGTTCGGAGTCGGCGAGATGATTTGTGCAGCTCCAGGTCACTCGGGTGTAGTTGTATTATCCTGATATAACAGAAACAAACATATGTTCATAATGTGTGCGGCAATTGAAACCTGCCGCACATTTTGCATTTGTATTATGTCATACAGACAGAAACAAATATCATTCAACGATATATACGTTCAAGGGCAAGCATTGTCGCTGCTTATGTTTAATCATACTATTGAATCAACGGAGAAACTAAAAAAATGTCTAGTAGAACAAAAAGTGCTATTTCAACAACAAAAGATGAAGTCTATGTTGTTACTGTCAGTTATACACTTGGGCTAGGAACTGCTGGTGCAACTACATGCTGCACAGGGTCTATCATAAACAGCACAGATGGTGCAATTGCAATGTCTGGTACAAGTCCAGGGCTTCAGACATTCACATTTGGTTCAAATAACAACTATCCAACTATTCTTGCTGTTAATACACCACATCTGTATTCACCAGCATCAAATCTTCGTGGCAAGTATGGTGTAAGACTAACGAACGTAACAGGTTCTTCATTTACACTTGAACACATTTCAGGATCAGATTATTCTGCTGCGCCAGTAGCTGCTTCAGCATATAACGTTCCAGGTGCAAGCTTAACTGGATCTGTTGTTCTTTGGGTTCGCAACACAACAAGGACTCAGTGATACAAGGGTTCGGGGTGATTTATGAAAGGTCATAACATGAAGTCTAAAAGTAGCGGCGGAAGTCTTGCAATGTTGATCGGCTCGCCAAGCAAAATGAATTCTTATGAAGATGATTCTGAAGACATGTCTGAAGAAGAAGATGAAGAAACAGAAGGTCCTTCTGATGAAGAAGTACTTGCTGCAGAAGATGTTCTATCAGCACTCAGATCAAAAGACTCAGAAGAATTAGCTGTTGCATTAAGTGATTTTGTAAAAGCGTGCATGTCAGATAAAGAATGATATTGTGCAGCGACATCTACAGTGTGTCTGGCGGGCTTATAATTTTTGTAATGGTAACCACCAACCGAATGATCAAGATGTCTAGAAACACACTGTACACACCCTAGCAGCCTGAAAGATAAGCAGCAATGGCACAAACATTTACAATAGGACAAATAACAGGAAGCATAAGAACAAGGGGTGACCTTGATGATGATATGAATGAAGGCTATGATGATGCATTCATCAGCAGCAATGTTCTTATTGATTTTATCGATTCTGCATATGCTGAAGCTTATGACATAATGATCGATGCAGATCCAGACAGATTTGTGACAACTACAACTGTACCACTTGGTGGCACAACATCTTCGCTTGGCAGCCAGATAAGCTTAGATGATGGACAAGCAAGACTGCCAGATGACATGTACAGATTGCGCGCAGTTGACTTTAAGATATCATCTGATAATGTCTGGAGAAGATCTGACAGATATGAACTTGCAGAACGTGAAATGTTTGAATATGACAGTTCAGCAATAACAAACCCATATACAGCTGTCAGATACAGACTTGCTGGTGAATACATCAATGTTCAGCCACCTGTTGATGGTGACATAAGGATGACTTACATCCCAATTCCAACAAGAATATCAAGTTCTTCTCAGACAATAAACAACATAAACGGATTGCCAGAACTTACAATTCTTCTTTCATTAAGAAGATGCAGAATCAGATCACAAGAAAGTGTCAGTGAAATTGATGCTGAAATTCGTAGACAAACAGACAGACTAAGATCTGCTGCAGCATCTCGTGATAGGGGCTCGCCAAGATACCTCGAAGATCCAAGGGTTGTAAGACTTGGAA